TTAGATTACTGGACTCCACGATTGAAATACCTCAAAAGAAACCCGCCTCAGCTGAGGTGGCGGGATGGCCATGGCTGGCCGTTATGGTCGTGTGAGTGTCTGCTCACGGTTCGGGATGTTGAAGCATCCCGGCCCCCGTCGATGGTTGGGGTTAAAAATCATTCACTGGCGGCATTCTGAAAGCTTTTTTAAATGCCCTGTCGGTGGTTTTGTGCTGAACAAACAACAAGCCGGTCCTGTCGAACAACATGCCGGAGATTTCGGTCAACCAGTGATCTGGACTGCCCCAAGCTTTAGCATGGGAAAAGCGGGATTTAAGCTCAAGGTGAAGATTGAAGCAGTTTATGTCAGAGCCCCATTTATCCAGCGCCTCGGTGATTGCATTTTCAACAGCATCAATCATCTGGACGCGGTTACAGACTTCCATTTCTTCATACGATGCAGCGGAGCCGACAACCCTCTTGAGCTTCTTCATGAAATCTCGCCTCGCCGCCAGAACGCCCGGCCAAACAGACGCACGAATATGTATAATGTTGTGCGTCGGAATGGGGGGACTTTCAAAACCTCCATGGCCTCAAGGAACGTGTCGTCGGCCCCTTTGCGGCTGACAAAGAGACCGATGCCCTGCGTCGCATTTCGATAAAGAGCATCGTGCAGCACCGCTGCCTTGGCATGCAGACCGCCCGGCGATATCAGCCAACTTGCAAACCATGGTATCGAGGCGAAATCGGTTTCGAAACCCTCTGGTATTTTGATCTCCAGACCACTGTTTTTCTTGCCAACATGATAGGTAAACGGCTGCATGACCGTATACACGCCACGACCGGAGCGTTCACGTTGTTCAACTCTGACAATCAAGGGGCTGGTGAAGTCGCTCATCGCACTGTCCTTAAAACTGCGCTGCCAGCGCGATGACTTCGGGCGGGGTCACGGGCCAGTTGGCATCGTCGGTGAAGTCGAGATTTGGATCGACGGCAAGCGTGGCGACATTAACCCTCATCGCTCCTACCCAGTTCAATGATGCTTCATAGGCGCTCAAATGGTCTTTTTCCGCCTGACTGCGATTGGCGGCGGTCTTGCTTGAAATAAACGCCGCGACACCGCTCATATTCATCTGGGTTTCGACTGAGGCAACCGCATAAATGCGGCTGCGGACGGCTTGCTTTATTTCGTCCAGGCGCAGGTCCGCAACGGCTGCCAGCCGATCCGCATCGGTTTCGATGCGCCAGTTGCCTGCCTCTGAAACCAGCGCGTCATCCCAGAAACAATTCAGTTCCTGCCAACCACTATTTGAGTGCATTGAGGGCAATCTCTTGTTACCCCACACATCGATCAGCCACGACTTGCGAGTACGGATGTCGATGATCTTGGAGCCATCGAACCTGAGTGCGGGTAAATCATCCGGCCCCGCCCAATCGGGGGCTAGATACCCGAAAACATCATCAAGTGTGTAAGCATTGCAGATGTCACCATCGACAGATGTAATTCTCATATCTCAACCCTCCATCCAAAAACGAACACCAAAACCAGGCGAAGCGCTGCCGCCCGCGTGATGCCAAGACCATGAGTACCAAGACTGGTAATCCCGGTTCACCAGCTCTGGGTAAATATTATAGTCGCTGTCATAACTACCGCCTGGTGGTGACACCCGATACAACGCGGTGTGCGGCGTTCTTGCCCAGTTGTAAGGAACGCTTGCTTGCGACCAAGAACCAAAACCGCCTGGGCCTCTTGCCGTAAAACTGAACGATGAAATCAGATTTTTCGCATTCGCATAGCGAGTAATGGTTGCAACGTTTCCGCCATCAGTCACCACGCGGGCGATCAGCATGTCGTCATATGTGCTGTCATAAACCGGATCAATTTCACCCGGCGCTGCACCTGTCAAGTCGGCCAGCTCAAACCGCCCGAACGGATAGGTCGCTTCCGGTACTGCCGTGCCCGTGCCCGGTGCATGCCAGCGCAAGTGGTAGGTTTTACCTGAAACCGTCGTGACAGTACGATCCGCCAGATTAAAGCTATCCGAACCAAACCGCATCATCCCGCGCCACAGCCATGTCTGTGCAACATCAATGGTGAGCGTGCCATCGGCATTATCCGTTATGGCTAGACGATGGTCTGCTGTTTCAATTTCGGGGAAGACAATATTGTTTCGTAGAATACTGGACAGATTGTCGTCACCAAATTTGACCAACGAGTGGATTTGCTCGATCTGAGCGATCTTTCCTGTAGTCGTATCGTCTGCAAATTCTGGGTCGATTGCCCACGGCAGGTGCTGAGGGAGGGTTTCGGGCGTTACTCCGGCAACCGGGCTAAGAGTTACCAGTATGTTTTCAGTGTCGGAAAACACCACAACAATTCTAAAAGTCTGGTCAGATAGCGCGGTGCTGTCGGGGCCGAATTTCGGCACCGGCTGATCAAAGCGCGACAAGGCATAAAGCACACCGTCTTCATCAAACAGGCCTATTTCCTGTACCTGAATTGTTGCCACATTGGCGGGCACATAGAGGTCAAACCAGACTGCGTCCGGTTCACCCGGCTCAACACCGGAGCCGGTTATATCTGCACGGTAGAGTTCATTTTCCATCGTGGTTTCACCGCCACTTGGAAACCGGGTGCCATCGCCCAGGGCAATCTGTGTGAAAATGACCGCCTGGTTAACCGCCATCTTCGCGATTTCCTTGTTGCGACCAACAACAGTAACGATTGAATGTCGTTCTACCATTTCTTAAATCTCCAAACCGGCTTCAAAAGTGCCGCCAAAAGTTGCCGCTGAGGCGACAAATTCAATAACAGGGTGGATTAAAGGTTCATCACCGGGCAGACCGGCCACATAACGCCCGCCAAAAGCCGCGCGCGCACCGATGTATGAAAACACGGTTGAGCGAACACCAAAGGACAGGGCTATGTCCTGAGACCAGCGCTTGGTTACTTCTACCAACTTTCTCGCAAAGGCCTGATGCTGGGCATCAGCTGGAACACCTGCATCAAAGACGTCAGCTGAAAACCAGACTTGAACCTTATGGGTATCATGGGCAGCCTTTGGTTGTTCCTGCCACCATTGCAGCCAGTCAGCAGAGACGCCAATCAGGGACAGGGCCAATCGTGTGCCGCGAATGTAGCCGCTGTTTTCATGCAATTCGCGATAATTATGCAAAAGCTGTCGAACCAGATCAACACGCATGTTGGGCACAATAAAATCTGTCATGGCACGGGCAACGGCCATTGCCGGTAAAAGGCGCTCATCAACCGTTAGAGCGTTTTGAACCAACAGGCGGTTTAGGTCGACGGCTTCAAGCTCGTCAGAAAAAGCCTGTATGAACGCCCGGCTTCGTTCGTCATTGATCCCCGGTGGGATAATGTTTGAAGGAATGAACGGATCAGACATCAGGTGTTACCTGCACGTCAGGGGTAAGCACGCCCAGTACAGCAAATTCTGTGGCATCCAGATCAGTATAATCTAGGCCCGTAACTTCAACATCAATGACCCCGGCAAGGGTGCGGATTTCACTGATAATCACAGATGGTGATACCCGGACACCCATGGTCGTTGACCAGCTTTTGAATATTGCCTCGACTTTTGCCTGTGCGGTGGCTTCCATAGAAGTGTCAGCTGCATCAATCCGGACGATGACGGTAAAATCAAAGGACACCGAAACCGGGTCTTTGATTGTGACAAAATCACCCATGGGCACATCGTCTTCGGGATCAAGAACGGCCTGTACCAGTGATTTGATCTCTGCACTGGGCAGGCCGGTTGTCATCAATGGATAGATATCGATATAGCCGGGCTGGGGGCGAACAACGCCCACATCGGAAATTTCCGGATTTACGCCCTTGACGCGTTCGCGATAACCGTTGCGGGTGCCTGCTTTGGTGATGCGGAAATTACCGTTAGCGGCGCGACCACGAAAGCGTTCGATATCTTCAATGTCAGAACCGGCAGAAGTAACCGTCGTATTATAGCCGGTGACACCGCTTGGCAAAATATCAACAGGCACATTGATGACAAAAGGCTGCAGGTCATTTGCCAGCGCCCCGGTTTCAACCGCACGTGCCAAACCGCTGGCTTCCAGCGCCCCAGCTTCAATGATCACATCCCCATCAAGCGCAAAAACCTGCCCGGCACCTGACATACGCACACCGGCTGCGATGTTGGTGTCTGTGCCAGCGGCGTTTTCAAGGGTAAATTTTAAAGTGGTGACGGCTGATTGCGGCAACAGGCGATAGATCGAGACGTTGGTGGCCAAATCTTCCACGTGGCGGCCTTGCGACCAGGCTATGGTATTTTGCAACACCGCATTTTGTTCGCCTTCAGAGCGGATAGAAAGCGCATAGGCCATTGTCTCGATCATGAACATTTCGGGCTGGCCTTCAAACAGCGTCTTGTCTGTGTCGGCCTCGAACTTCGCAACCAGCCTTGCCTTGATGGCAACCTGATCGGTATCAAAAAACTGCGGCGGCTCACTGCCACGCAAATCTTCCAGAGTGCGGAGGTTAGACAAGGTTCACCTCCGTTATCTGCACATCATCGAGAACGCTTTGGATTGGCCGCCAGCTGATGCGGGCGACAAAATGGGCGAAGGCGACCTGGACGATAGAGACGCTGTCGATGATGGCGCGTTGCTCCCAGATCGCCAGCGCATCCCAGATTTCGCGGGTGATGTTGGGAATGGCTTCGGCTTCATGACGGTCTATGTAAGGTGTCAGATCACAGCCTTTTTCCGGATTGCCCGGCACCGAGCGCTTTGGTGTCAGTATCAGATTGGCAATGGCCTGATGCACGTCATCCAGTGCGGTCACTATTTCCCCATGAACAGCATCCGCAATGCCGGTTTCGGGATCGCGACGGCCAACCTTGACGGACCAGTGCGCATAGGGGATTTGATAACGGTCTAACATTCGGCGATTATCGCGCGCGCGAGAGACTTATGTGACCGGAAGAGTTCCGCGCGAATGCGTTATAATCAACCCGTCAGAACCGTCACAAATCGAGGTGTTCCAGATCCCGCACCGCCATTTTCGTCGAGGATGGCCGGTATCGTCGTTTCTGGCGGTACTGAAGCTCTATGGATTGGGTGTGCCGGTGTTAGAGGGTCCGGAAACAATACCGCTGTGGGTATGGTCATGGCCAATATTGCGGCCATTGTGATCGATCCGCTGGCCTGCCACGTTAATCACATCAATATTGAGCGTGGCTTTTGACAGCGTCACCGTTAGTTCACCGGTTGCCTTGCTGATGTGGATGCTTCCCCAGGGTCCGGAAAATGACCAGTCATCATTTGTATCATTGGGCGGTGTATCAACATCATTATAGCGCGATCCGACGACAAAACCTTCTTCGCCCTTGGCATCGACCATCGCCCAGACTTCATCGCCCTCATCGGGCATATTGAATGATTTGGTCGAAGATGATGATGACGACAGGATATCAAGCCAATAAGTCTCAATACCGTCTTCATCTTCAATCTTTGCCCGCACCCGCATCTTTTTAGGGTCGCGTTCGGTCACGATCATTTTTTTCGCGACGGGATTGTTCTGATATTCGCCTTTCGCGCGCATGATCAGGTTTCCGTCCCGTGCACATAATCAAGATGGCGTTCGGCCTCTTGTTCCGCCGCCCATTCCAGCTCGCCTACTATGCCTTTAAGACGCTCTATGTCGGCGACCAGTTCATCAATATAAACCCGCATTTTTTAAGGATCTAATTAAAAACCTAAAAAGGGTAAAGGACTGGCGGAATAAAAGCTATAT